TTTTTTATTTTTTCTATTTCTTTTAATATTTGATTTGTATCAATGTCATTTAAAGGTAATTCTAAACATTTAGCAATATCGTAAACAACTTTACTAGGTTTTGTTGAGAACTCTTCATATCTAAACACATAATCAGCAACAGAACAATTGTTTTCCATCATTTTAATAAAACTTTTACACACACTTCTCATGTTGTTAGGATCGTTTATATTAAATTTTTTATTAAAATCGGCATAACTTGCCATAATGTATCTTATGTCTCTCACACTTGTTATTATCTTATGCGACCAATTAGTATATCTGGTATTTCTTTCGTGTATTTTAATGACATTGTATTTTTTCTCATTTGATTCTTTATGAAATTGACACCAAGTGGCGTAAGTTTCATTAATACCGTAAACATGTTCAAATAATAGTCGGCAAATATTAAATAGTAATGTGCTTCCTGAGCGTGGCACAGTAGAAATTAAAACATTCATAGTATAATATATTAACTAGGAGGGCAAATGTGTTGCGGAAGATCATCTGGAAAATCAAAGTCTAAAGGAAAAAGTCGAATTATCAAAAAAAAGCCTGTTAAACAGGAAAACAAGGAAGAAAAGAAATGAATAGTTTTAAAGATTTCTTAAAAGGAAGACTAAAAAAAGCAGCTTGTGTCGCAGTTTTCAATCCTAAAAATGAACTTTTATTATTAAGAAGAAGCGAAACTGCTGAATGGATGCCTTTGCATTATTGTTTACCCGGTGGTCACGCTGAAGAAGGCGAGACAATGGCGCAAACAGCTGAAAGAGAATTATTTGAAGAAACTGGTATCGAAATTAATTCCTCTGAAATAAAATCATTTGAAAGTTACATTGTTGACGAATATGCAAATTTTGTATTTGTCGGACATTCAAACGATTCAAAAGTAAAACTTAATTTTGAACATGACAAGCACATTTGGTGCAATTATAAAGAATGTAAAGACCTAAATCTTGTCCCAAGATTAGGAAATATAATTGATAATTTGAAAAATAAGCACTATTTTAAGTAAATAATACAAATAGGAGTCCCAATGAGTGATACATTTCGTGCTACAGATCATGATATGCCATTAGCAGCTGATCAGGTTGGTAATGTGAAATATCTAAAGACAAAGATGGCTTTTGGGGCTAATGATTCAGCAACAGAAGTAAGTAACGAAAATCCATTGCCAGTCAATATTGGTTCTGCTACTATTTCACTTAGTTCTGGATCATTTAATGTTACATTTACATCAGGAACATTCGCTTTATTGTCTGGTGAAGTACATGTAATGTCCGGTAATATTAATTCTTATATTACTTCTGGCAACATCAACGCTGTTGTCAATTCTGGAAATATTAATTCTTATATTACTTCAGGTAACGTCAATGCTGTAATTAACTCTGGAAATATTAACGCTGTTATCAATTCCGGTAATATTAACTCTTACATTACTTCAGGCAACATTAATGCTGTTATCAATTCGGGAAACATCAACGCTCGCATTACTTCAGGCAACATTAATGTTAACTCTGGTTTAGTTAGCATTGTACATAGCGGCACTGTTGTAAGCCAATCTAATCCATTTCCTGTGTCAATTGGTTCAGGAGCAGTTACTGGAAACGGAATTCCTGTTACTTTTGCAGCTGGAAGTACAGATGCGTTTGGAAGACTTCGAGTAAGTAATCCATTTACTTTGTTTGATAGTCAACATCGTTATCAAGTTAATGATAAGTGGGATTATGTGTCAAGTGGAGGTGGATCTACATCATATGACATCAATGGAAGTCTTGTAAATCTTAATACAAGTTTGGTATCTGGAGCACAAGTTGTGACAGAAACAAAACGAGTGATGACCTATCAGCCCGGAAAATCATTGTTAACATATAGCACATTTACTATGTGTTCTGGACAAACTAATCAAAGACAAAGAGTTGGTTATTTTGGCGCACAGAATGGTGTTTATTTTGAAATGGATGGTACAACGCCCAACTTTGTTTTAAGAACAAGTATTAGTGGCAGCGTTGTTGAAGAAAGAGTTCCAAAAACAGAATGGAATGTTGATAGATTAAATGGAACTGGACCTAGTGGTTATACATTAAATGATTTCAGCAGTTCAATGATACTTTTCATTGATATTGAATGGCTTGGTGTCGGTGATGTAAGAGTAGGATTTATTTTAAATGGTCAATATGTCTCATGTCACACATTTAAACACACACCATTAGGTGGAAATCCAATTAGTGGCACATATATGACTACTGCTTGTTTGCCACTTAGATATGAGATAACTAATACAGGAACAGTTACAAGGTCTGGTAATTTAAAGCAAATTTGCAATAGTGTTATATCTGAAGGAGGATACGAAGGATTTGCTAGAAGATATAATGTTTCTTTAGGAACAACTGCTAAAAGACTTGCTGATGCTGATACATTGTATCCAGTAATTTCTATACGACTTGCTTCAGGAAGATTGGATTCTATTATTGTTCCATCTAATTTAAACGCTATTGTAACAAGCAATCAAGATGTTCAGTACAGAGTTTTGCTTAATCCAACTTTGAATAGCGGAACTTCTTGGGTTACACATTATGCTGGAAATGTTCAGTATAATTTATCAGCAACTTCACTTGTAAGCGGAAGTGGTAATGATGTTATTGGTGGTTATGTTAACAAGCAAGGAACTTTAGATATTAATACTATAAATGAATTTAATTTCCAGATTGGCAGAACAATCAATGGTGTCAGCGATATAATAACTATTGCTATGGCTCCTACATCGGCAAATACAGATGTATTAGCTGATCTTTCATGGTTTGAGATTGTTTAATAAGGCGGCATTTTCCACATATGCTTGCAAAATAAATCCTCGGCTTTCCACAAAGTCGAGGATTAAGCGTCTACTGATTTCTTTCTATATTTATTTCTTCTTATTTTTTCTTTTTCGTGTCTTAATTTAAATTCTTCTTTTGAAAACCATTTTTCTTTTCCAGCTTCATTATATTCCCAGAATACCAAACCAGTTTCTTCATTAACAGTTCCTCTGCGAATTCTTTTTTCCAAAGACTGCAACGCAATCGTTCTTTTTGTTCTATAGAACATATCTAATTTTCTATAAGTAATAGCTCTACTTTTTTTCCTTTCTTCCAATTTTTTAGCAGATCCAAAATATGGTTTTTTACCAATAAAGAAGCAAACAAATTCTTCTGGGTTATTTGGATTAGGATCACCAAATTTAAGATTAGTTTGCAGCTCATTGAGTCTTTTGGTCATGTCCCTTCTTCTTTCGTTCAATCTTTTTTTATATTCATTAAGTTGAAATTTACTTCCCCATATTTCTTTGCCAGCGGTAGAGACACGAATAAAGTATAAATTTCTGGACGAATCGTATTTGCCAAGATAATTTCTTTCGTGTGGTAATTTTTTTGCTTGTGATTTTTTGTATTCTTGTTGGCACATACGAACATATGCTTTTCTTGTATTTTCTCTTTTATCGTATTGTTCTTTTGTAATCCAAACTTCTTTACCTTTTCGGTAAACCCAAAATACTTTGCCATCTTGATTGATCGTACCTCGCTTGATATGATTTTCTCTTTTATGAGTAAACATATATGTTCCCCTGTTGTGCTTCTTAGAGGTACATCATACTAAAACTAAATTTTATGTCAAACAATTTTTTTTCACCATCCAAACTCTTTGAGCAAACTATCTTTTGGACGATAAATTTTAATAAGTTCTTTCTGTTCTAAGTCTTCATTTGGACGAGAAAATTTTAATTTTATATTTGATTTTATATTATCTCTTATTTCGCTTTTAATATCATCCAATATATTTATTGTTGTTGTTTTCTTACCATCAAATCCTGCTGGTTGATTTTTATTAAGCATGCTCATGACATATAAGCACATAGCTAGCGCCATGATTGCATCGTCATGTTTACCCTTTTGTGCTTCAGGTTTTTTAGTTGTATTGTTATATTCAAAGCATTTCATTTCTTGGAGCAAACGAATTGAATTGATTTTGATGGATTTCTGTAAAATGGCTGTTTGAAAACTAGTCAGGATCAAAGGTCTATTAGCAACAGTTGTTTTTATACCGGCTCTAGGACTTTTTGATTCTGGATTAGTGTAATAAAAATTATCATAATACAATTCATTTTGCAAAGTATTTATAACAGACATACCTGCTGACATTTCTTCTATCACAAGCAATGCATTGTTATAAAGTATTGCCAGTTCATATATTACTTGTGCAAATTCATAAGGAGTTATAACATTAGAATAAAATTCAGCAACTTGTTCTTTGGATTCTGTTTCAAAGACTTGAATACATGAATTGTC